CGGCTCTTACGGCTCTTACGTGACGCTTTCCTGCTGCGCTTACCCGCGTGCTGCTTGTAGTCCGCCTGGTGGGCATACTGCGCTGCCGCCTGGGCTGCATAGCCGCTCACAGGGGCCTGGTAGCTAGGCACAACCACATTCTCTGTGTACCACTGGGGGTTCAACATCGCGGCACCCTCCTCCTGCGGGCTCAGAATCATATAGTTTGGCGCCGAGGCAGAACCTGGGTTGTAGCCAACACCGCCGCCGTGCTTCCTGTTCTTCCTGTTGCGCTTACTGCGCTTACTGCGCTTCCCTCCGCTCATTCCATACTTACCCACGAACTGGGGAAGCGCTGCAAACGCAGCATCCTGCCCCTGAACGTGCGCAGCAGCGTGCATATCGCTGGGTAGTGTATCGCTAAACTCGCCGGGATAATCGGCCATTCCGCCACGCTGGTTCTTCCGTGTATTCTTGCGACGCTTGCCACCGTGGAGCGCCTTGGTTAATTCGGCAAATGTATTACCCTGGGTTAGGTGGCTGGTTGCAGATAATGTGCTCGTGCACGCCTCGCTTGTGCATCCATCTGTATTCCAATTGCCCATATACTGGGTTGTTGCTGGTGCTGCCATCTCTGTTAAACGCAGTGATTTTTGTTTGTGATATCCTGTGCCTCAAACAAAAATTATTATTGTCTATTTACGCCGTAGGTGCCGTAATGGTCTTCTTCTTTGTTGTTCCGCTAATGATATAAATGCTGTTTTCCGTAATGACGATAAAGTCTTCTGCAACCTTGAAAATCTTCTGAATAAGGCTTGTGTACTCATCCTCGCTACGCACAAGCATCTTCTCTTTAGAGGCAGAGTCCTCGCCAAGGAACGCCTTACCATCACGCGTATCCGTATAGTAGTCAAGCATAATTGGCTTATCTTGCTCAATTGCAATCCGGGCTGCGTGTTTTAGGGTCTTGTCATTAGGTAGACCGATCTCGGTTGCAGTCACTAGCGATGTTCCTGAGGCCGGTGCTGACATTGTTGTTTCTGGTGAAGATTCGGAAGTGTAATTTGCTATTTTGACGCAGACTCGATTTTTATAATGTTTCGGGGGCAAGGATGTTGAATCCAGGCGGTTGATTTCTTAGGAGCCACGACCATTGCTGTTTCCGCTTCATCTTCATCTGCTTCTTCATTTGCGTCACCCTCATCCTCGGAAGCCTCCAATGTCGGAGCGATGTAAATCTTGCGGAGAACTGCGTCTGAATGCCGGGTAAAGACATCTTTAATAAAGTCATACGCCTCGTTAATTTGGTCCATTTCACGAGCGCCCGTTATAATACCATTTCCTGTTTGAAAGGGGCTAATTGTAATACGTTTGCATTCCCCGATTTTGGAACCATCTCCTGTACCCTTGCATAGGGTAGGGCACGGGCAAATGCCCCTCGGTTTATCAGCAGGACGCTCCGCGTTGCAGAAATACTTCGTTTTCACGCCTTGATAAATCGCCGATTCAAAGGAAGAATTTAGACCATAGTTTTCTGTAAGAATCTTATGAAGGACGTCACGGCGAACCTTTGCGCCAATACTGAAGTCTGTGTTTATAAGTTGTGTCTGCTCTTTATGAATAACCGGTGTTCCATCAAAGATAGGGGTGCTCGTACACATTGCGGTCAAATGTGCAATTAGCCAGCGAATCACATCCGCACTCATTTCAATACTACGAACCCCTGTCATTTGCACACCTCCATTGCGGAATATCTTCACATTGACCTCTTTCCAATTCAGTGGTGATACTTCACGACGAACTACAATCGTTGCCTGATTAAAGAAACTAGTCTTTGTTACCTTCGGTTTTTGCATAATATCTTTAAAACAAGTTCCCTGACGCTGCCCTTTGTATTCCATTTTTAGGATGCCATCATTCAAATCCCAATAGGGCAATATACGAATTTGTTTATATATCTGGTCAAGGTCGATTTTTACACCCAACTGCGCGGTGGTGGTGATAGTACTTACACGCAAAGTACTAAAATTCAAGGTTGGTACGGTGAATGCGATTTGTACTGCCATGGGTTTTAAAGTAGTAGGCTTAAAGATAAGTAGGACGGTTGGGTTTAAACCACCCGTCAGTTTTTATTGCGCCTTTATAGAATGGCTAAAACGCGTAAGATGAAACGAGGAGGAGGTTACCTCACAGATGCACAGTTTTTCAATCCGTCCAATCTGCCTCCGTCTACTCTGTTCGCTGCTCCCAGTGGCGCCCCTACACACGCCGATGTGCGCCCCGTACTTCTTGCCACGGGTGTGCCCGCGTTAACAGGTGGAGGGAAACGTGGAGGCGGTTACCTCACAGATGCACAGTTTTTCAACCCATCCACTTTGCCTCCTACTACTATGTTTGCTGCTCCCAGTGGCGCCCCTACGCACGCCGATGTGCGCCCTGTACTTCTTGCCACAAGCGTCCCTGCATTAACGGGAGGAAAGCGCTCGACCCGGCGTGTGCGAGGCGGGTTTGTTCCCAGTGTTATGGGTAGTTTTACAGCCAATGCCCAAGCCGCAGTCGTACCGGCTGCGCTCTATCTCGTGTATCACACAATGATACCTAAGAATGTCGGCAAGACAGTCGGCGGCCTTGTAAAGAAGTTAACGCGTCGTTTCAGGAAAAAATAAATACGGGAGTGTCTCCCTAAGGTTCGTGCGTTTAGCCAGCAAACCTATCTAAACGCACGAACGTTTTGACGATTCATAAGAGGAACTCATGGAAAACAAGGACCAGTATGTTTTTTATGCCCGAACCGTCAAAGCCAGCCCGGTTCGCACATTAGTGGATGCTGTAAAGGATATTCTAACAGAAGTAAATGTGGAAGTAGACCCTGCAGGCATCAAGATTATGGCAATGGACGGCACTCACACCATCCTAGTGCATATGCGTCTCTACGCGGACCGTTTTGATGAATTCCATTGTATTCAAAAGTGCATCCTGGGTGTGGACTTTGTGAATCTTAACAAGATGGTAAAGCAGATTAAGAACGAGGATTCCCTTGTACTCTTTATGGAAAAGCATAATATGAGCCGCCTCGGCATTCGTATTATGAACGGCGAGAAGCAAATGGTTACAACCAAGTTTCTAAATCTGATGGAACTAGATATTCAGCCCATTGAGATTCCGCCTGCGCACTTCCCTTCCGTTATTACAATGCCCTCCCTGGACTTTCAAAATATCATCAAAGATCTTATCCAACTAGGTGATAAAGTAGAAATCAAGTCAGCGGAAAATGAACTGACCTTCCGACTCGAGGGCGGAGAGTTTGGCAGCCAGGAGACCATCTGTCTAATGCCCAAGCCCCAGAAGGAGATTGTGCAGGGCTATTTCCTGCTAAAGCCTCTATCACTCTTCACCAAGTGCACCGGAATGAGTACGGATATTATGATTTACCTGAAGAACAAATACCCCATTATCATCGAGTATAGCGTGGCCGGTCTAGGTGAGATTAAGTTGGCACTTGCAACAAGTACTCGTAGCGAAAACAGTGGAGCGAAGGTATCACACGTCTAGTAGGACGCGAAAAAATTGACTGCCCCCCGTAATCCATTTTGAGTTACGGGGCTACGTTATTTCCTTTCTTGATTAATCTTTCCGACAAATAAGATGTCTCTACTTTCATTTCCTTCTGGGTCGTGGACTCTTTATTACCACGGCACAGCAGACACGGATTGGAGGCCCGAGAGCTACAAGCGTGTGGGGACATTCCACGACTTTCCAGCGCTCTGGGGAACACTCCAAACCATTACAGATACCAACTTTCTATGTGGTATGTTCTTCTTGATGCGAGACCCGTATCTCCCTCTATGGGAGCATCGCAGCAACATTCACGGCGGCAGTTACTGCATCAAGGTGCCAGAGGCACACGCGGCAGAAACCTTCCAGCGGTATGCGGCAGCGGCGATTCTTAAGCTCGTATCATCGGACCCTAAAAATGAGGTCGTTGGCGTTACGATTAGCCCCAAAAAGGGCTTCCACATTCTGAAGTTGTGGAACGTCACCAGCAAACTCTTCAACAAGCCGACTGATATTGCGGTATATGGGCCAGCAATGAAGGTGAGCGACATCTTGTATCGCCCTCACGTGGACCAGAAAATGTAAAAATAAATAGACAATAAAACCAATAAAAAACAACAAAATACAACTTTTTGTTTTTTATTGTATAGTAATATTATACTGTAGATGTATCACCATTCGAATCTGTCACTTCTAACAATGTACCCTGTGTTGGTATATAACGATTGTTTATTGCAGACCATAGTCCTACTAGTGTTTTAGCGGATATCGGTGCCACTGGATTCATTCTTATGTTTCCAACCCAATCCGTCAAGTCTATCATTCCTATGGCTGGATTGCGCACAACGAGACCGAGCAAAGGTACAGGTCGATAACGACCTTCAGTTGTTCCGGTTTTCGTAAGACGTTGTGATTCCACGTCATAGAAATAAGCGGTTTCGAGTACATCTGTTGGAATCTCTGCTGTTGTTGGAACGGTATCTCCATTTTCTAATACGTAGAAATTGGGTATCTCGGGGCCTAGCCATCGGCGCAGTATTTGTTTGGCAACGAAAGTGTAATGCACCGTACGCTCGTGAACATAATTATAGTACACAAGAAGTTGTACTAGCATCTTATTTACTCTTATTTATATTACGTTTAGCCTAATACAGGGCAACCGCATTTCATGGCGTGAGGATGACCGCATCGTTTGTATTTATGAGATACATTGATTAAACTCTGGTCATACAATACAACGGCCAAGAAGAAGAGGAAAAACAGAATGGGAAGAATGAGTAGACCGTAGGCGGCAAATTCAAAATTCGCGGCACATAGGACCCATAAGAATAGTGTACCAACTATAAGACTTACTACATTGGTGGCGGCTTCCCGCAAAGCACCTCGGTAAAGCGAAAAAAGTACTACAGCAATCATTACAACTGGATAGATTTGTGCCGGAGGGCATAGAGTATTCCACGCATCCACGGCGTTCATTTATTAGGGTGAATAATTATGTCCGTGGTACAACTTTACCATCCTTGACTATTCCGACTTCTTCACCCATTGTTTCGTCATCAATATAGGCGTAGGCAATTTGACTCTTTTGGCCTACGTGGTATTTCTTCTTACCGATTTTAAGAATCTCAGTGTCTTCTTCTTCTGCTTCCTCTTCGGCTTCCTCTTCGGCTTCTCCTTCGGCCTCTTCTTCGGCTTCCTCTTCGGCTTCTCCTTCGGCCTCTTCTTCGGCTTCCTCTTCGGCTTCCTCTTCGGCCTCTTCTTCGGCTTCTCCTTCGGCCTCTTCATCTTCCTCTTCAACCAGTTCCCCTCCTTCGTCTGTAGAAACTACATCCTCATCCTCCGCCAAATCTGTCGCCTCCTCTTTATGCACCTTTACAAGAGGACTCCTTGTATCCTCTACAACTAGAGTAGGAGGCTGATGTCCTTCTGTCTTCGTGACAATGACATTCGGAGATATCTGCTTCATTTCAGGCATAACCTGATGTGTTGCAACAACGCGACTGATACTGGGAGGCAATGGGTCAAACTTACTCTTGTCAAAGTACATATGACTGAGGCTTTCCATAGTATCGTTGAGAGACGATGTATGCTGCATATCTACAAGGCGCTCTGTTAGCCGATTCGTAAGATTCTCTATCAAACTATCGTAACTCGCAATCATACGCTCAACAGTGCTAGTGTTACCCATTTGTCCATATATAACAATACGGAAGACATCGCGCAATGACGCATTCAAGCGGTCAATCTCAAACTGTATTTGTAATGAATTCATAGTAACTATGATTTCATTTTGTACGAGGTGCAATCCATCATTTTTTTTCAACTCACTAATCGCTGTATCTGCATAGCCCACTCTACGGTAGACTCCTTTGACTTTACCGGCTTGGATCGGCGCAGACGCAATCCTTGTGCGCCTGGCGCGTTGTACTTGTGGCTAATATCATTCTTGATAAACACATTCTTGAGGTTCTGGTCATAGAAGTCTATCGGTTTTGTATCCATCGTTTGAATAATACTTACCATAGGTGGTGTAAGTACATCCACACGCAATTTCTTTTCGTGTACAAGTGCACGATATTCCATAATATCCATACTTCCGCCGAACATACGAAGTGTCTCGCGAGGAGGAGCAGGTCGTACTCCTGACGACGACCCACAAGGAAGTTCGGCATCTTCCGAATAGAGACTGTTCAGCAATGCGTAACGTTCCCACTGAACATTGTTGTCAATCCGCTCTTTGAATAGATAAGATACTGCACACTCTGGGCTGCAAAAGCAACCATACATATACCAAATCTCGTCTAAAATATGGCTTGGTATTGCAATAGGCTGCGAATGAAATCCGTGACAGCACCAGAAGCACGCCGTTTCTGTCTTTTCTGGTAGTTTTTGATAACGATTTGCATCCTGGAAAAGAACCATCAGTTTCTCACTATAATTGCTAGGTAGTTTACAAGTACCTATAGGGTCCATCGTATTGATAGATGGCATATAGGATGACGTCATTTCGTGTACATTGGTTGTCTCTTTATGAGGCGTAATGTGTTTCTGTGGAGTGGTAGAATTCGATAGAATCTCATTTTCAACCCCTTCGCCTTCCGACATACCATCTAAATAACTCATAAACTCACCTCCTGCATCGTATGCCTTTGGAACCTCAGGAACAATAGGATCATATTTAAGAAGATTTGTATTCTCAAATTCAAGCGCTGCACTTGTAACGGGGATATGCGCAATCAACGGCCGTTGCTCTGATAAAAATGTACCAGTGATACCACTAGGCCCAACAAACGCTACAACATTCGGTGCCTTTTTCGCACGCCCTTTCTTTTCCGGTTTTTTGGTGGAAGTTTGGGTCTCAAGGACAGGTGCTTCCGCGCCTTGTGGGTCAAGCGTCTCAAGGACAGGTGCAGTAACCTCTACAGCCTTTGTTTTGCGTGCACGTTTCGTTGTACTCATTATATTACATTATGGGCGAGTCTATATCTTTAGACTGTACATCCATTTTTATAGCCATAGTATAGAATGAGCTCTACGGCGGAAAAAAGGAAAATAACACGAAAGAAAACGCGTATTGCGAAAAAAGCCGCGTGTATACGTCGCACAATGAGCGTATCCGGTGTAAAACGCACAACTCTCATTGATAGCCCGCGGTTTTCGCAAGCCTCCTACATCAAAGAAATGAGCGGGAAATTCAGTAAACTGATTGAATCGATTCGTGAGATTGATGCAGCGGATATGCATCGCGACGGTGTCAAATATAAGCATCTTATTTTTACAGACATTCGTGACAGTAGTTATGGGGCCAAGGCACTTGCCGGTTTTCTTGTCACCGGTGGCTTCCAACTTCGTATGGGCCTACAAAAGAAACTCGTAAAGCGCGGAGACGAAATGGTGGAAACCAAAAAGGGAGAAACAACGTTGGTGGAGGCAGAACCTGTGCCCGGCGGCAGCAATGGGTTTGCACTATTGCAATCCGTGCCCCTTTGGAAGAATCCTATGAGTGTCGTAGTCAAGAAGCGTATCTTACAGGTCTTCAATAGCCGCCCCGATAATATACACGGCGAACACGTGCGTATCATTGTGCTTGACAGCAAATACAAGGAAGGCATTGACCTATTTGATGTGCGCTATGTGCATTTATTGGAGCCGCCAATTGCTACGAGTGATTTGAAGCAGGCCGTTGGACGCGCAACGCGTTACTGTGGACAAAAAGGGCTACGCTTTGTTCCAAACAAGGGATGGCCTCTAGACGTGTTTATTTATAACGTAGAAATTCCAGGGCGTCCGCCATTTATTGCCGAAGGCATTGAAGAACAAAAGACAGATGCACATTCGCTCATGTTGGCGAATTCCGGCCTCGACCTGGCAATGCTACATCTGACCGAAGAGTTGACACGTTTGGCAATTACGGCCGCAGTAGACTATGACTTGACATATAACATCAACAATTTCAGTGTAGAGGAGGCAGTGGAAGATGCCGTGGAAGCCGTTGTAGAAGTTGGTTCTATGGAAGGTGGTGGACGAAAGCGCATTGTTGCGATCCACGATGTTGCGGATATTACGCCTGAACTGTTGGTGAAATGCAGTCGGCGTAAGAATAAACTCTTCCCATACACCCGTGGTCAAATCGTAGAAGCTGCGCACGGGCTCGGTATCAAGATTGCTCGTGGAGCAAAGCGGTCGCGCGCCTGTGAAATCCTCAAAGAACATCCTGGGCTTCTTACAAAATTACTGAATGGCCCGCCCGCTGTGCGCCGCCGTGCGAAGAAGGATATTGCGAGCGCCGTAGTCACTGGCTCCTTTGCATCGCAGTTGCCAGCCAGTCCTCTGAGCACAGTCCACTCGCCGCGATTTCCGTCGCCCGCTACGCTTCGCTCAACACCCTACAGCGCCGTCGCGCGTATGTTTGCATCGCCTGAGCGCTCCGCTGTTACGCTGAAGAGTATTGCCAAGTTACCATTTAATGAGTTTCAGACCGCTGTGGCCGAACTCTATGGCTCCTTTGGTTGGGAATCGCCAATTGTCAAGAGCGGATGCGATGCAGTGAGTGCAGCAAGTTACGGGCGCCCTGTGTCCTTCACCAAGACACAGGATTTTGTGCGTCATTACTTGACACCAGGCTCGCCCTTCAAGGGTCTGCTCGCGTGGCACAGTGTCGGTACCGGCAAGACGTGTATGGCGGTTGCCGCCGCGTCCACGGCGTTTGAAGCCGCCGGCTACAACATCTTATGGGTAACACGCAATGCTCTGATGGCCGATGTCTACAAGAACATCTTTGGCTCTGTCTGCAGCGCGCCCTTGATACGGGCAATTGAGGAGGACGGACTCGTGATTCCTGCCGAAAAGGGTAAGGCAATGCGCCTTCTCGGTCGCGGCTGGTTTGCTCCCATAACGTATCGTATGTTACAGAACGCACTCAAGAAAGAGAATGCGCTCGGTCGCTCTTTGTTTGAGGCGAATCCCGAGGACCCGCTGAAAAAGACATTTTTGATTATTGATGAGATTCACAAATTGCAGGACGGCGATTTGAGCCCGGCAGAAAGCGCTGATTTTGCGTTTATTCGCTCAGCGATTTGGAAGTCGTATGAAGTCAGCGGTGCCGATTCCGTGCGACCCTTGCTAATGACGGCCACGCCTATTGCGGATACGCCACGTGAACTCTTTGAGATTTTGAACACACTGATTCCTACAGAATCGCGACGATTGATGCCGTTGGACGCGTTCCGAGAAAAGTTTACAAACGAGGCGGGCATCGTGAACGAGGATGGAAAAGACTATTTCAAGGAAAGAGCCAAGGGTCTTATTTCCTATTTGAATCGTGAGTTTGACCCTACGACCTTTGCTCAGCCGCGTTTCCACAACATAATCGTCCCACTTGGAGAAGCGCGCGTCCCTTCCGTGGAAGAACTTGTCAACGCGTGTACGGCAGATTTGATGCTCGAAAAACCAGTGGACGTGGATTGCAGCGGACTCGAGAAGGAGTTGGCCGAGGAACTGGCGGCGCTCGATGTCTTACCCAAAAAAGAGCAACGGGGTGCCAAGGCCGCGCTGAAACAGGATTTCAAAGCCCGCATCAAGACATGCAAAAACAGCGCGCGGGCAGCAGGGCGGGCCTTGAAGAACGGACTTAAGGTCATAGTGAAGGAAGCAAGTGCGTGTTTCCGCAAGACACGTAAGGCGTACACCGCTACTCGTGCAGCCTCTCAACTCGTAGCGGCCGAAAAATGCTTCGGTAAACCTACGAAATCTCCGTTTGTTGCTATGCGCGATTTCAAGGAAGGGGTCGCAGCAAAATATACGAAAGGGGAAAAGGCTGACCCGCGTAGCGTAGATGCGGTACATATTTTGGCAGAGCCAAAATAACAATTTGTCAGAATTGTTAAATTTATAAATTAGCCCTAGTAGTAGATGGAATACAAGCCGATAGAGGCTGCTAACCTTGTAGTTGGACAACGATATTATATTGTTCCTAAATCGCGTCTGGTCTCAAACAAATTGGTTACTATAGTAAGTTCTACTTTAAGATACGAAAGATTCGAGATAAAACCAATACCCGATGCCAAAAAGAATACAATACTACTATTGAGTGCAGCCCTTGCCAGCAAGGGCACTACTGGGTGGTATACATCGTTCACGTTTAATAATTTTTGGAACAAAGATAATGCGCCTTCGAAAGATACTCGTAAATCTACAGAAGAATACGTATATTTTTCGTTTACGCCGACGCCCGTAGCCACTGTTATGGGCTCTACTGTAACAGCGGAAGAAGCAAAGGCAACCATTGGAGAATTGGCAGAGAATGTTCTACCGGCATCAATGCTTCCTGTAGAAAAGCCAGAAGCAGGAGCAGGCTCTGCACCTGTAGCGCCTGAATTCCCCGAACTAAAAACCCCAATGACTCCCGCCGTCAAGAAAACAACTGATGAACTTATAAATACATTACGACTTGGTGAGGGTCGTGTTAGTATATCCGATATTTTAAAGCGCAAAAATACTCCACAACTAGAAAATTTACTGAATCGTTTGCTCACCCGTGTTGGCGCTATACAAATTCTACCATCTGATTTTCCAATACCTCCAGATCAGTATTATGGAGTACAATCTGTAAATGTATATTCGCCTTACGGTGCTATTGAACTATTGATTGAAAGCCAGCGTTTTACACCCGAGCAAAAAGAGCGTTACATACGAGAATTGGTTCATAAAGGAGCAGACCCTTCCAAAGCGCTTGTTACGGCTATTCTACATAATAATCTTCGTCTCTTGAATGTATTGCTTGATTTAGGTGCGGACCCGAATTATGTAAATGAATATAAATCAGTAGACGGAAAGCAACGTTTTCTTACATCACCTTTACTGGCCGCAATACCAGCAAGAATGTCAGATGTCAGTCATACCTGGGTGCAAGTACAATCTATACTTCAAACACTTATTCAGCCACGTACATTTGTGATGAACGCAGACGGTGAATTAAATCGTGTAAGTCGCAATAGCCTTCCAGATGGCACACTAGTCTATGAAACCGTTGCTTATATCACCCCGAAAATACTTGATGCATTTCACGTACGTTTAATAGAGCATATTGACGCAATCGCCAAGAAGAAAGCATTACCAAAATATCCAGGAAGCCCTCTGTATGACAACAACTACACCGAAATGCTACAAGGATGGATTCACTATCTCGAGGACGAATCTGTGAAGCAAGGAGCCTTACTAGCCGAACCAGGTGGCCCTATATATGAAGAGGCCCGCGCCCGCGCCTATGGAACGAGCCTTGGAACGCGCGAAGAGCAACTCGCACGAAATGCGGCCGCGAATGAAGCAGTGCGTGCATCTGTGCACCCTGCTCACAATTCTAGGAGCAACGAACGTGGACGTATGGCCAATCACGGAGGGTCGCGCAAACGTCATCAGACTCGGCGTAATACACGTCGGTAAATTTGAACACCCGAGTAATGGGACAAGTATTGAGTTTCTTACCAAGTGTGGCAAGAAACACAATGTGTTGCGTAGATGTACGCACACAGCGTTCTGTTTGTTATACAGAACCTGTAGTAAAGTATACTCCGCATACCCATACGGTACACACAACGTTTCGTGTGTTGGGCCCAAAATATATAGGACCCGCTGGCAGTCAAGAGTACGATGCAACTGTGGATGTCTTTGCGCCTGTGGACACGGATAGAATGCTAGCAGAAGCTCACTTTGACCGCATACGAGATAGATGAATATGCGTTTAAAATTAGACTGGGCGGCATCTTAAGTACGGGGGTCTAAAAGCGTAGCCGCGTTGCACGTGTAAGAATGTCAGTATGGACAGAAAAGTATCGGCCACTACATTTGGCCGATGTGAAAGGCCATAAACGAATTAAAATATTATTCGAACGCGGAGCACGTGCGCAGTTTCGCGCGTTTCCACCGGTTATCCTCTACGGCCCACCCGGCACCGGTAAAACGAGTATCGCGCTTTCCTTAGCAAAAGAGACCTATCCAGATATCAGTCCGGCAATGAGTACGCTGTATTTGAACGCCAGCGACGAGCGAAGCATAGAAGTGATTCGTGAACGTATCCTGCAATTCACACAGACCCTCTGGCCCGGTGTCCAACGCAAGTTTGTAATTTTCGATGAAGTGGAAACTATGACAGAAGCAGCGCAGGCGTCTTTGCGTTCACTCCTCGATGATGTAGACCGCGATGGACACACGAATACACCCCTCTTTGTATTTTTATGCAACTCTTTGTATCGTGTACACCCCGCTGTACGTAGTCGCTGTGTCGCGCTATTTTGCGGCCATATTCCTATTAATCACGTACGCGCAACACTCGAGCATATACAAAAAGAAGAGAGTGTAACCAAACCACAGATTCCGAGCGACCTAACATTTCGCATACAACGTGGCGACCTACGCTCATTTGTAAGTGCACTTCAATACGGCGGTGAACTGAATCCGTGGGATGATTGGATGCAACGATTAATCACAGCAGGCTCTACCGGTCGTAGTGTCTATGTATGGGAGGACGGTCTTGCGCGCACACCGTTTTGTATTCTTATACGCCACATCTTTGTATATTTGCAATCACAAACTATGCTAGACGAGAATGCAACAGAATTCATTAATACTTGTTTGGATGTACAAAATGCACCACATCACGTACTTGTATCTACCTTACCAGCGGCGTGGGAAGGGTTTATTAAAAGTATCAAAAAAAATTGAGCCTTATGTGTGTGGGGATACTACACGCAAACAAATGGCTCTCTTGTCGGATATTTTGCTGAATATAGGAGAAACAGACATTACCTATGTTGGTATAGGCTCTGCACCTTACGCACCAACCCTGGAAGAATATAATGATAAACACAACCAACTATTACCTCCGTTTATACGCACTCTAATGGAGAAACACAAAACCGTAAGTATCCTACACTTCGACCCAATGTTTGAGCAGCATTTACCATTTCTTAAATTGTATCTGGAAACAACGTTTCCAGGCATAGACCGTCGCGAGCAGTATTATTGGTGTATGCCTGGATTTGAAATTCGGTGTGTGCCTTCTATGTTTGACCATGAGAACGATGACTGGTTTCTTGAAAGTCTAGGCACACAGATTATGTTTCGTGGCGATCAACTCATTGTCCAAGAGTACACTGGTACAAACCTTATACGAAGTTTCAAACGAGCCTATGAACGTGCATCTCATAAACCTCTATTTAAAAAAAGCATTCTTTACGATATAACCTATGGCAAAGATTGCTCGTGTGGTACCGATTTAACCAAGCACGCGCCATTTTATGATAGCGATGGCAATTTCCTCAATCCTCTTCTTATGACAAATGAAGAAATACTCGCGAACATTGATAATATGCCTGCCGACCGATTGGTGCCGTTTCTGATAAAGAGATTTACGGATGCACTCCAACTTCACCATTTCAATTATCGTCGTAGACTCTATGGAGCAGTCTGTCTATATTCATGTGAATTCTATGCCGTGGATGCTGAACCCACCGTCATTATGGATGCATTGCAACGCGAATTAAAAATCATTGTAGAGATACTCACGCGCCTAAATGTTCTCAAGGCTACACAAATAGAAACCTTTCAGACTTATATGAATAACTATATAGAATATGATGTATATAAATGGGTCACGGAGTTATCTAGTCTTATGAATCTTACGAGTACGAGTCTTTGAACACGCGATACGACCAAAAATAGCACATCCGATGCGGGCTCCACTATGTCCAGTTGTTGTACTATCCTCGTGTGGGCCTAGTCCTAAGTCATCCTCATCTGCGTGTATAATAAGAGACCGCCCCCATATATCAGCCGCCTTGAGGGAAGCCAAATGATACTGGTAGGTTGCTGAAGAAGACGTAAGTTCAATATTCCCTAAATCGCCTGTATGCCTTTCTTTTTGTGTATTTGAAGGGCGGTCACCGTGATTTGCCGGTGCACCTACATGAAAATGAGCGCAGGCGCCGGCACATCCTGGCTCACGCAAATCACCCGCAGTATGAATATGAAATCCGTGCTTCCCTGGCGGCAACTTCGTAAATGTAGCCGTTAGTATGAGGCCTTTCGATGTTTCTTTCGCTACTGCATTTCCAACAATTCGTTCAGTATCAAATACAGCGACCGCGGCCATTTATAGTGTAAGGTCTTTTTTCATTACGGTCACGCCCAGGGCAGGGATATTCGTGTAGGGCCAAAATCCATACGCCGTTTCATAATGTTGTAGTAATTTGTTGTGACTCTCTGGCGGTTTTCTGTCCACCATCAAATACAATGTATTTATGTGTTCACCGATCGCTAAACTCTCAAAAATGCTGAAGATAGCGCGGACAGGACTAATCTTGTGTGCCGGCGCCCCTAAGCGGGACACGTCATTGACCCATAACTGTGGCTCATCCTGTTCTAAATGGTCTGCATACTGCAATGTTGCTATTGCCTCGTCGTCCGGAAAGTCGTGATTCCAAATATGAATCACTGCATCGTATATATTGTCGTCGAACGATTGTTTTACGATGTCTTTTGTATACCCAAGGCGGTATGCTCGTCCCATAATTGTCTGAATATGTCGTTTGTCGGGCCCTGAAAGCCCTCTAGGGTTCAAAAATAACATATAATCAAAACTCGATGTCTGCACATATAGGCGCGAGAAGATGAACTTAGAAGAGAACATCTGTTTATCGAAACTATTTTGTTTTTTATTTGTATTCTGTTAGGATAAAACAATAATAATTACCCTATATAACAGATGTCGTATGTCCCGCCGCATTTACGAGGCAAGAAGTTTGCCGCCCCAGTAAATACAACTCGCCGTGTGCGGTTTATTGGCAATGCTCTCGGTATCTCCAATGTGGAGGCCAATAAGGAGGTGCGTTTTGCACCGCGTGGAAATGCTGTTGCAGGCAAAAAGACGTTGAAGGCGGTGCACAAACGAACACCCGATATACTTCCCCAGAAACCGGGTCACGCGTTGCGTAATGCTGCTCCCAAGTTCTCTAAAATGGTTCTGAATCATCTGGGCCACGCCGCTTGGCGCAAGACAAAGAAGGTGCGGAAACCGAAGGTGGGAAAAGCAAAGAAAGGAACGCGAAAACATAAAAAGTAGACATCGGACAAAATTGACCCGTGACCCCCACCCTTGGGGTGAGGTACAATGGCCACACAATACAAGAATTACACGCACCGAGAGCATATTCTCGAACTTCCTGATACCTACATCGGTAGTGTAGATACCAGTAACGAGCACCGATGGGTATACAATACGGTGACAAGTGCTATGGAATATCGTCTTGTCCGTTTCTGTCCTGGATTCCTGAAAGTCTTTGACGAGGTCCTCGTCAATGCCCTAGACCACCGTGTGCGAATGAGCGGACGTGCCGGTACGATTGCGGATGCAGTACCCGTCAAGCATATTGACGTGACGATTACGGATACGACGCTGACTGTCCGTAATGACGGCGACGGTATTCCTGTTGAGCTCCACGCAGACAGCGGTCTGATGGCACCTGAGCTCATCTTTGGCAATCTGCTGACGAGCAGCAACTACGACAAGGCCGAAGAGAAGGTCGTAGGCGGCAAGAACGGCTACGGCGCGAAGCTCGCCAATATCTTCAGTCGCGAGTTCACGGTCGAAACAGTGGACCACCGCTCCAAGAAGAAGTATACGCAGACCTGGCGCAACAATATGACGGTTGTGGAGAAGCCCAAGCAGGCTGCGTGTGATAAGAAGCCGTACACTGAGATTCGGTATGTACCAGATTTGTCGCGCTTTCACTGGAACAGCTCTGAGGTTCCTACAGCCATTCCTGCCGATATGCAGGCCGCTCTGGCCACGCGCGTCATTGATGCGGCCGGTACGGCCGGCAAGGAATGCCGTGTGACTCTCAATGGCACGGTTGTCGCTTCCAACACGTTCGTGAAGTACATTGATTTGTATCTGAGCGACGGCGAGGCGAGTAGTACTGAGGAGACGAAGAAGGAGGGCGCAGGAGTGAAGCGGATTGCCTATGAGTCCGCGGGTGTTCGATGGGAAATCGGTGCCATTCTGACACGCGACCTGCACGGTGATACGCCGCCCGATGAGCGCCACATATCCTTCGTCAATGATATTGCCACGCGCCGCGGTGGCAAGCACGTAGAGTACGTCACCAAGAACGTTCTCACGGCCTTCTGCGAGTACGCCAAGAAGAAGGTCAAGATTGATGTTACCCCTGCGCTCCTCAAGGACTCGGTTGTCTGGTTCATCAATTCCAAGATTGTGAATCCCTCCTTTGACACGCAGACCAAGGAGACGCTGACTACGCCGGCCAGCAAGTTTGGCTCTACGCCCGAAATCAGTCCCAAGTTTGTGGAGATGTTGGGTAAGATTGGTCTACTGGAGGAAGCCTCGGCGCTTCTGGAAGCCAAGACGGCAAAGGATGCAAAGAAGACGGACGGCAAGAAGCGCTCTGTGCTGCGCGGTATTCCGAAGTTGGACGATGCAACCTGGGCCGGTACGAACAAGTCCGGTGAGTGCACGCTGATTCTAACAGAGGGAGACTCAGCCAAGACGACCGCGATTTCGGGTCTGAAGGTTGTTGGGCGAGACCGCTATGGCGTCTTTCCGCTCAAGGGTAAGATTCTCAATGTGAAGGACATCAGCGCCGATAAGAAAATGAAAAATGAGGAGTTGACGCACATTAAGCAGATTCTGGGTTTGACCGCCGGTAAGGTCTACACGGACTTGAAGCAACTCCGCTACGGTCGCGTGATGATTATGACAGACCAGGATGTGGACGGCTCGCATATCAAGGGGCTGTTGATGAATCTGTTTCATACCGAGTGGCCTTCACTGCTCCGCCTGGGTTTCCTGTGCTGCCTGATGACGCCGCTACTCAAGGCCATTAAAGGTACACAGACCCTTTGCTTCTATTCCGAATCAGAGTATGTTGCGTGGCAGGCGGCCCAGAAGGCGGCCCACGGAGATACTGCGCTGCGAGGATGGAGCACAAAGTACTATAAGGGGTTGGGTACGAGCACCGCGGCAGAGGCACGTGAGTACTTTGCAACGATGAATACGGTGGAGTACATTTGGGACGAAGGTACCAGCGACGGTGCAATTGATCTGGCGTTCAACAAGAAGCGCGCCAATGACCGCAAGACGTGGCTCGCTACGTTTGATAGCACGCGGCATCTGGAGGTGCTTGCGGGCGGCGCCAAGGTGGATTATGCACGCTTCGTCAACGACGAACTTATCCATTTTAGCAATGAAGACAACATTCGGTCTCTGCCCAACGTAATGGACGGACTCAAGCCGTCGCTGCGTAAAATCTTCTGGGCGGCGCTCAAGCGGAATTTGACGTCCGAGATTCGCGTGGCGCAACTTGCAGGCTATGTGTCCGAGAAGGCCGCGTATCATCACGGCGAGGCGTCGCTCACGGGTGCTATTGTGGGTATGGCACAGAACTTTGTCGGCTCTAACAATATCAATCTGCTGTCTCCGAATGGACAGTTCGGTACACGACTGATGGGCGGCAAGGATTCCGCTTCGCCCCGTTATATTCATACAGAGTTGATGCCGATTGTCAAGGCGATTGTGAAGAAGGCGGACGATGCCATTCTCCGATACACTCTGGATGACGGAGTGGCCGTGGAGCCGGTCACCTATATGCCGGTGCTTCCGATGCTGCTCGTAAACGGTACGCTGGGTATCGGGACGGGCTTTAGCAGCACTATACTTCCTTACAATCCGGATGATTTGGTTGCTGCGCTTCGCTGGCGTCTTGCCGGTGGTCTTGCAGACCTGGCAACTATGAACTTTACGCCGTGGTGGTTCGGATTCAAGGGGCGCGTTGTGGCCGGCAAGGACGCGTGCACGTGGCTGACGCGTGGCATCTACGAGTTTACGGATGATGATAAGGCTCTGGTGCGCGTTACAGAGTTACCGGTCAATGCGTGGACTGGCGACTACAAGGACTTTCTTGAGCAAATGCTCATGGATCAAGAAAAGGGCGTTGCCAAGGGAGAGACGGTGGAGAAGCCGCCTATGAGGCTTCGTGGCTACACCGCCAACTACAACGATGTGGATGTGGACTTTACACTGGAGTTGGACCCAGATTACTACCATACGGTGCGTGGCTATCCATCGGAGTTTGAGAATGACTTCAAGATGACGAATACGCACAAGACATCCAACTACGTGGCGTTTGACGTCGACGGCAAAATCCGGCACTTTGCCTCGGCGGGAGAGATTCTAGAACGATTCTACGGGGCACGTCTAGCTGCGTACGATGACCGCAAGAAGCACGAGCTCGACAGAATGGCAGAGGAGATTCGCGAGCTATCGGCGCGTCTGGTCTTTATTCGTGCAGTGGTTGAGAAGCGTCTCACGGTCGCCAATGCCAGCGATGAGGACTTGCTTGCCGGTTTGGTGGCACTTGAACTGCCCGCGCTCTCGGATGGCGAGGGCCTCAAGGGCTACGAGTATCTATTGAGGATGCGCATTGACCGCATTAAGGCGGCGGCCGTGACCGAGTTGGAGAAGGAGGTGGCTGATGCAACGGCCGTGCGGGACAAACTAGCCGCAACCTCTATTCAGACGTTGTGGCTCGCAGATTTGGACGAGTTTAGCACGGCGTGGAAGGACTATACCGAGTGGCGCAATGGAACGTATGCCAGCACCGCGGCCGCTGCGCCACCTAAGAAGAAGGCGGTCGTGAAGCGTGCTGCTAAGAAAGCTTAATGGTCCGTTGGTGCGTTATTCTCTCCAAATAAATAGAACATGTTTTTTCGAGTCTTGTCGCTATGTCTTGGCGTAGTGAGTGCGCTTGGTGTGACAGGGCCTAGTGCGTTATATCAGCGGTTGAATGGTTTGACCTTCAATCCACCCGGTTACACGATTGTAATGTACCAATCCTGTATGCAAAATCAAAATGCCGGCAATCCGTGTGGTTCTTTTACAACGTATCAGTCTTCCAATGGTGTGTATACATACCAGCAATACGGCCCCGAAGCCCCTGTATCACCCACGTGTAGTCGTACGTTTCATTTAACATTGGTTTGCGGAGCAACTATGGTAATGAGCGGTGTGAATGAAAATCCTACGTGTGTCTATTCGGCTACGCTAACACTTCCAGATGTATGTGGCATTGATTTGAGAGTTGGTAATGAGGCCGCGTCGGTCAGCGGTACAGTGATTCCTCCAACACCGTCTATTACATTATCTACATCGTCCCAACCTATTCCTGCCACATCATCATCTAGTATGATGCCGTCTGTCCTGAGCAGTATATCAATAACGTCTAGCGGTACAATTTCTAATACAGGTAGCGCCGCAGGTACATTGAGCAATACAGGAAGTCTTACGATAACTTTATCAGGAACTATTTCAGGAACATCTATTATGTCATTATCACCGAATTTTACAGTTACACCCACAGATACACCACCGGTGACACCAACATCATTGTATGCAATTACAATGTATCCTTCCGCAACCCAAACATCATCATTTACTCCGACCACTACGCCATTATTTATGATTACGGCATTTCCAACAGTCAGTCCTGTCAATGTAACAGGAGGGCTCGCCGCATTGCTCCCTGGTGGCGCAACAGGTACAATATTGGGAGCAGTCGCGGTGGGTCTCATAGGTGTTGCACTCTTAGGCGCGGCCGTTGTGTATTTCAAAAAAGGTGGAACACTCAGTGGTCTCAAGAAGAAAATAGAAGAGAATAAGGACGCCATAAAGGGGGCTGTTGATATGTTGCCACTATCAGAAGAACAAAAGGCGAAATTAGATAAGGCGATTCACGACCCAACATCAGTTTTACCTGCACAAGCGCAGGATGCCATTCAAATGGTGGGAAAAGCGCAGGAATACCAGAATGAACTCGTGAATACATTGCCTTTGACTCCTACACAAAAGGCCGCACTGAATACTTCCATTGACTCTGTGAAAACAACCGCAATCGCGCGGCTCGCTACAACTCCAGCCGGTCGTAAAGTGACGTCGTTTATTGGTAAGCCCTCACTAGCATCAGTGGTTCCAGAACCAGTATCTAATATGTCTGATAGCATTGCGACACTAAGGAATGTAGTAGAGCCGAAAGAACAGCAAACTGTTGAAAAATCTATTGATTCTGCAGTTCTTACATCAATTATTAAAGAACCAGATGCTAACGACCTAGAGGCAAAAAGAACAGAGGTAAAAGAGCAAGAGGCAATAGTGAATATATCAGAACAAAATTTGGTAGCAGTACATATTAATCCTGAACATTTGGCCGATTTTAAAGAATTTTTAGCTAGCAAACAAAAAAGGCAATGAGTAGTTAAATGGGCTTTCAGTTTTACGATTCTAAAGAATCCTAAAACTGTTGAGTATATAATTTACAGACCAATCCCACTAGAAGAACGGCTTGAGCGGCAGCGACTTTGTGCCGGAGTGGCTCAAGTTCTGAGGGTGCTGTAACGGCACCGGCATTGTGCTAATATCCTTTTTGTAGGTATCGTAGAATGATACCTCGGCCAAAATATTGGGAAGTGCCCACGCGACTACACGGTCATTCAGTTCTGTAATCTGTCCCGTAATATTTGTGGGAAGATTCCGACTATATTGCAAATACATTGCACGCATCACCATAAATAGGTCATCGCTACTGACAGGATCAATGATTTTTCCGCTCTTGGCGTAAACATTGTAACGAATCGCATTTTGTATAATCTGAAAGTTTTCTGGCGAAAAGTAGGCCTGGTTCAGCGGAGTTTTTTCGCGATTCCCTCGGATGCCATCTGCTCCGGCGCTTGAGGATGCGTTTGTTTGATAACGGAAGCCTGGTAATCGGGACACCTCTTCGGCTTCGGCTGAAATAGCCCCTAAATTCACTCTCCCTGGACTTTGTTGCATTTGTTTCATGAACTTGTTTTTTTTTCATACCCCTTTATATAAAATGTCAATCGATCGTCACAGTCGCCAGGTAGGTGCCAATGCACTTTACGTCAATATTGCCGCGTGCCACTCATCTATCTACGATGCTACAGGCGCGCGTGCACCCTGGGTCACAACGGCGGGCGTTGGTGCCGCCTCCGGTGCTCTTACAGCGGCCGGTGCTCTTTTCCGTGATATGGGCAAGACAGTCTACCTGCCCGCGCCTACAACGGCGAGCGCGATTGGTGCCCAGAGCACAATCCTCCGCAAGGTGCAGTACATCCCTTCGGGCGCATTGGGCTACTACGGTACAGGTGGTGCGTCTGGCTCAGTTGGCACGGAGTTCTTCACGGGCTACATCCAGCTCGGCGGCCAGACATACGCTGGTGGCAACGGTGTCGGCTCGGGTGTTGGCCTTGCGAATGGCGTAGCGCCAATTGTATTCGCGCGCGCCAATTAGTGGGCTTGGTTTTTTCCTAGTGGACTTGGTTTTTTCCTTTCTTAATCTTCAATACTTATCAGTTCTACGATTCTTTTAGAACTGATAACTATTCAATGATTGGAATTTCTTTACAGAGAAACTATACACCAAACCGCTATAGACACCTGTATAATACAAGAGTGTAATTCTATGTAAACTTAGTACGTATATTGAACCGTCTATACTTTTATACACGGTTGAAAAAATTAATTACACACTCCTTGTAGAATGGATAACATCCCCTTTTTGCGCGAAATCAGCGGCATTTTTAGTGTTCCCAGTGGTCCTACAACAAATGCAGGAATGGCGAAAACGATTGATTACATTTTACGCTGGGTCTATACACTGCTTGCCCTTGCAATTGTCTTTGGCGGCTCGTATTATTTATTTAACGTGATGCAGCGCCCGATTGCCGGTATACTCTACTTTATTGGTGCAGTCATCGCGGTCTATTTTTACTACGTGAAGTGGTTTATCATTCCGGCTAAAACTCCCGACTGGCCAGCCTACCAAAGTATGTGCCCTGACTACCTTACACCCATTCTTCCCGGTTATACGACCGACCAGAACGGCAATCAAGTCGTAGATACCAATGCAAAAATCAAGTGCGTTGACTTTATTGGTGTAAGTGCGAATGGACTGCTCAAGATAGCCGACCCGAGCAATCTCCAGAATCAGATTCGTCAGCCATCGTTCTACTTTACAGTAGACCCTAAGATGAGCCGCGACGACCTTAAGGCGCAACTGGATACATACGGTCTCAGTTGGCAGAGTATGTTCCGCGACGCAGTGGCCCAAAGCTAGAGGCTTACCAATAAATCGTTGGATGGGTCAAGCCCACTAGTTAAAGACACCCGTTCGTATCTAAATAAATGACGTCAATACACACCGATCTTTTTACCCAAATTGTAAATTGGGGTAAAAAACCCAGCCCTCGTAGCCCCAGTAGTCTCTTTCTATATGGCGCACCAGGTATCGGTAAAACAACCCTTGCGCGTGCCGCTCTCGAGGCAGCCAATTACCGTGTAGTAGAATGGAACGCGAGTCAGCATCGTCATAAGGCCGCTGTTGAGGAATCATTGATACCATTACTAAATAGCAGCAATGTAGCCGATTTTTTCCGTCCAGAAGGACATCGTAATCTCGGTATCATCCTTGACGAGATTGATGGTATGAGCGTAGGCGATAAGGGTGGTCTTGCCGAACTCATACGTATCTTGAAGGATTACAACGGCGAGAATGCTATTATATGCATTAGCAACGAATGGATGGAAAAGAAGTTCCAACCCTTTCAAAAAATATGTCAAAGTTTCGCTGTAAGTGCGCCTATGCAAGGAGATGTGCTTGCACTTCTGCGCTCTATACTTGGAAAAAATGTATCCAATATTGAAACACTGAGTGCAGATTTGTTGGCCGTGCACAACGGCGACTTGCGAAAGATTTTGCAGTCCGTACAAGAAATCAAACGCGAACTAGTAGACGGTAGTATTAATGTAGGTACGGTAAAGGATACAATTCTAGATGGCTATGCTGATGCACACGCACTCGGTAGCAATCGTATTCGTCGTAGCGAAACCATCAAATCGGCTGTAGGAACATTGCTTCGCGGTAGCCTGGATACAAGTGCAGATGTACCACTCAATAATAATGACCTAAACTTGGCAGGCCTGCATCTACACGAAACGCTTCCCTCCTGGCTCAGACGATTTGTTGGTAACAATACACATAGTTATGAACTGTATAAGGCGACCTTTGATACAATTTTAGCCTCCGACCGGCTTGATTATTACACCTTTTTCTTCCAACATTGGACTCTATTTAGTATTACGTACCAGGCGAAACTACAATCGGTCAATGAAAAACTCTTTCGTACAAGCGGTGTAGGTGAAGAAGATGCCTTGAAATGGAAAGACACGGATACAGAGTACACATCTGTGCTTAGCAAACAGAGTATGTTGTATAACCAGTTTCGGTATCTGTGTGAAATGCGCGATATGTTTGCGGGCAAAGACCTACAGTTTGATGGCAGTTTTGATAGTACCTTTTGGCGGGCGAATCTATGGCTAGCGGCAGGCGAATCCGAACTGCAAAAAGTCGACACGCCTGGTTATGCCAAACGCGCGAACAAGGTGTGGGAGAACACGGAGTTTTGGCGTTCACGGTTACCTATGTGGTTCCCCTCTGGAGATGTAAATCGGTGTATGCGACTCTTACAGGCTCTGGAAATACCGAAACCCGAGCCGTTAATTTAATTCTTATGAAATCATATAGATGGACGATTGGATAGTTGTTGTACCCAGTTACAATCGTGTAGATGGGTTCAAAAATAAGACATTGAAGACTCTGCAATATCACAAAATAGATCCAAAGAAGATTTATCTATTTGTAGCGAATGAAGAGCAGAAAGCACTCTACGAGGCTGACAAGGATATCAAAGAGGGGGTCGGTCATATTATTGTGGGTATTAAGGGACTGGTTCCCGTTCGTAACTTTATCTTTGAGCACTTTGATGTAGGCCAAAAACTCGTATCGTTTGACGACGATGTGCGCGGATTTGTCCGTATGGATGGAGCAAAGTTACGGAATCTTCGCCCCGCCGAGTTTTCTACACTTGTAGATATGGCGTTTAAGGAATGCGAGAAGGTCGGTGCACGTTTCTGGGGAGATTACCCAGTACCCAACGCCTTCTATATGGAAAATTCCATATCGTATGACCTCAAGTTTGTCATCGGTAGTTTCTGGGGTGCTATCAATCCAGGCAAGGCTGTGCATATTGAGTTTGGTGGTGGTGAAAAAGAAGATTACCAGCGCGCCATTCAGTTCTGGGAACTCGACGGTAAAATTGTGCGTTTGAACTTCTTGGCGCACAAGACGGCAACGTATAACGAGGCTGGCGGCCTACAGTCCGATGGCGCTGCGGCCCGCCTTGCGCGCGAGAAGGAGACTGTTGCGAAAATGCTGGACAAGTGGCCACAGTATTTGCGACCTAATCCGCGGCGCAAGGGGCCGTTCCCTGAGGTGCTCTTTATTCGTCAGCCGATGGAGGGCGAGAAGAAACGGTTTTTATCAGGTAAAGCGAAGGGGAAAACACGAAAAAATTGAGTTATAGCGGTTTCATTTGTATCCTAATACAAATGCGCACACTCTTTTCATACGGAACGCTGCGTGTTGGCGAAAAGAATGCGCATATCTTACAATCTCACGGCAATTATAAAGAAACCGTAAAAACAGTTGAAAAATACATTATGATTACGGATAACTTCCGTACTTTCCCTAGCCTCATTTCAAGTAATACTTGGCCTGAAATGAGTCATAAAGCGGTTGAAATTGTTGGCGATGCATATGATATTACAGAACTCGGTATCCGCTGCACAGATGTACTGGCGGGTCATCCGCAATTTCACATTCGCACGACGATTTCTGTAAAGAACGATGCCGGTCATATATACACAGTGGAAACGTATATACTAGACGACCTCACTTTACTGAATACATCAAATATTGTATTTCTAAATGGCGATTGGAAAGCATTGAATTATGCATGAAAGTTCGCCAACAATTCTACCTTATGTTTATTACTCTCTTTAATATACCATTTTTTCTTGCCTGCATCCCACATAGCGCCTAATGCCTTGGCTTCATCCTTTCTCGCAAATGGAACATTTAAGTACACTTTATCCGTTGATGTAGCATAGGGGCATTTCGTTAAGCCAATAGCCTGATTTGCCAATCTATCCGCACCATCATTACCAATAGAATGTGGGTCTGTCCCATCTGTATGACCCTTTACATGAATAAATTCAACCGGTTTATCTTTATAAAGAGCGTAGGCTCGTTGGACCATTTCTTTATTTGGAATGTCTTTCTTCCAACCGGATGCATTACATTTTTCACCATAGGATGTTGTAGCGCGTATAGCGTAGATTGAATCCGATACAATACCAATTTTTTTGCCTGCTAGAATATCCTTTTCTATAAGCGGATATAGCTCTATAATCGCGCCAAGTTCTGCTGTATTATTCGATTGCTTTCCTATAACACGCTTGGCTACATTGCGCGGGTCATTGTGTCCAAAATAGATACCCATTCCCGCTTCGGCACTATCCGTACCATTGTTTGAGCACGAGCCGTCTGTATACACATAATAGTCTGCAATCATTATCTTATTATAGTTCGTATATATTATTATCAATTTTTAGTATCAGAGAAACGGCAAAAACTGAAACAGTAATACCTTATATATTGTGCAGTAACAAATGCTACACCGTTTCCACGATGGCTCTATACTACGAACAATGAATGCAAAACATCTTATCAAGATTCCTATCTGGATGGGCAATCGTACTCTAGACAAGGAGCATTCCGCACAGATTCGTGACGCGGTACCACGTGTAAGTCTCCTCGATTCAGGATATCGCATTGTAAAATACAACGAGACAAATGCTGCCGGTATGCCAGTATTACAGTCCTATCTGATTGATGGTCAGCATCGTGCAGAGGTGCTAAGGGAACATTTCCTTAGCAGCCTCTGCGAACCAGACTTTGAAGTTGTGGTAACCGAAAAGGTTGTAGAATCCGAAACAGAGGCCATTGAGTACTTCAATGCCATCAATAACGTCAAGCCACAGCAGTGGCGAACAGATCCTGCGATTCTGGTAAACAAGTATATATCAGAATTGGAACGGGTATTCAATACGAAGAAACCAGGGTTTATTCGTACTTCCACAAATCGCCCATATCTAGGAGTAGATAAGTTACGCGAAGCCCTCAAGGCAGTCGCCGACGACCTTGCCCAGGATACAACACAAATTCATGCCTTTTGTCAGCGTGCGGTTGCCAAAAATAAGGAAATGATTGAACACGCATTAGTACTCAGTTTAGCCAACACGAAGGATAGTAAGTTCTATGAACGGGCTGCAGATGTAGGGTTTATGCTAGCCGTGGATCCCAAATTACCGTGGATACGAGAACTTATCAGACACCACCCTTAGCACCGCCCTTAGTACCACCCTTTGTACCCCATTTGGGGCTCCACTTTGTGCTATCCTTTGCATCCTTGACAACTTCCTTACTCCCTTCCTTCGCGCCCCCTTCCTTATCACTACCTTCCTTTGCACTGTCCTTATCACCCCCTTCCTTCACCTCATCTTGCGCACCCTTCTTCGCATTGTCCTTATCATCCCCTTCCTTATCACCAACCCCCGTCTTCGCACTGTCCTTATCCGCCTCCACCACATCGGTTTCGCTGTTTACCATAACCCAGTCATCATCTTGAAGTGCGTTAATATCTCCTGATTCCAAAAACTGCGCCGAATGACGCGCCTTAAACATAAGATACGCTTCCGAAAACTTTGCCGCAATATCCCGTGTCATCGCACCTCCATACTCCACAGAATACGCAATAATTCGCGTGCCAACAGTAATACTGAGGGCTGTCGTAGCACCCGCCACTGCCGCAACGGCGGCGGCTGTAACTTGTCCACCCTGTCGCAAGGCGGATTCCGATGTTTTTGCTATTCCGCGACTGACAACTTTTACACTGAGTCCCGCTGCAGGACCTATAAGCGATGTCGCTCCAAGACCAGCAAGTTCACCCAACATCTCCATTGTAAAGGCCGTTGTGGTTGCGGCGGCGGAGGTCGTCGCTACTGTCGCTGCAAAGGTTGCAGCAGCAACTATAATTCCGAATGTTGTTCCAGCAACTGTAATCGTAATCCATGGGCGTTTCTCTGCTACTGGTTCGTAGGGAACAATTTGTGTTGATGCGTCATCCATCCTAGTTTCCTTATTGTGGCGTTTCGATTTAGACCTGTGGGCTAGAGTCGCGGAACTATTACATCGGGGTTTAATCGTATCCACGTCGACTCATACATATCATCATAATCATATGTAGTATGATTAAACCAGCGGCTGGGCGCTATGACGGTTTCTTGTGTTTTTGAAAACCATACCGCCCACCAACTAAATGAAGAGTTACTTATGACGAAACGCCGCATTCTGGACATCAAACAAAGAGTTACGAGCTCATCGGGCTCGTCTATGAATTCAATTCTATCGACTTGTAGGTGTTTCCGGCACCACGAAATGTCATCACTAAATACGTAGATAGGAGCTTCTGGGTACTTTTGTCGGCATAGGGCGACAGCCCTCTGCCAGTACGATGGCGTGCATACGTCAAAGAGTCCGTGAAAATAAGGATCTTGGTAATCTCCACGGCGTACGTGCACCGCAATACCGTCGCTGGACAGATTGTATTTCGTAGTAGTTTGCTGCAATTCAAATAATTGACGTAGGTCTTGCTCATAATCTTTGAAGTATTTGGCGCTCTGGTACCAGCCACGTATATATCTGTGCTCTTTGCTCAACGGGACGTAATGATGATGGGGCTCTTTTTCCCACGGAATGTGGCTCGCCGAGGCAGAGGTTAACGCCGACTCAAACTTGCGCAGAATGGTGCCCCAATACTTCTTTTTTGCATTATCAAAAATACGGAGCGTTAGATTGTGGCGCTTGCAATGCGCGTAGGCCGCAGCAACCTGAAACAGTTGATTGCCTAGACCCGCATCCGCAAATAGGTAGCACTCGGTCATTCTTTGTTGGTTAGTGTGGGTCGCGTTTATACGGGGATAGGGGTTGCCTAGAGATAAGTCTATTCTACTTAATAAGGGATAAGGGATGACAACTCCATTCAGACAGCGATTTCCATATTTGGAACGCAAAAAGGAGGCGGCGCGAATACGTGAAAAATTCCCCGACCGTGTTCCCGTTATTGTAGAACGCTCACGAACCACTGCCTCTATCATACCGCTCATTGATAAAGAAAAATTTTTAGTACCAGGTGACCTGACCATTTCTCAATTTATATTTATAATACGCCGTAGATTAAACTTAGATAGCGAAACAGCACTATTTGTATATATTGGAAATACACTGCCTACAACGGGCACCTTGATGCGCGAGTTATATACAAATTATGCAGATACCGACGGGTTTTTGTATATCTCGTATTGCGGTGAAAATACGTTTGGCAGAGGGTGTCGACCTATTTTTCCAATAAGTGCCGCCCATACGAAAATACCTGGCGTACAGCAATTTGTTCAATAGGAGTCAACCCTGCATATTGTTCCATTAGACCGACGGGCATTATAAACCGGCACCCACAGGGTGCCGGTTTATAATTTCCTAGGCCTTAAGACCGTGCGACGCATTTTGAAACCGGCACAAAGTGCCGGTTTCAAATGCCCGCGGGT